CAACATCGGCACAGCAAGCAGACTCCTTGAACCGCATCATGCCGCACTTGTGAAGTAGCAGCAAGACCGTCAGGAACCAACAGGTTGTCTACCGACGATGAGATCTCGCACGAGAACGGGCCATCTCGGAGTCCATCTTCTGCCGACGGCGCTCTTCCAGTTCCGACTTCTTCTGCATGAGCCGGTAGCGCCGAGTCGACGGGATGTTCATGATCGCCTCGGGGGACAAGCCCTCGTAGGCTTCCATCATCCAGTGGATCTCTTGTTCGATCCTCTCCGGGTCCCCGAAGGGAAGAAAAAACCCGCTTGCCCCACATCCACCGTGACCTTGAACTCGTTCCCGCACTTGGGACAGCCCACGTCCACATCGGTATCCACCCCGCCTTCGAGTTCCACGAACTCGTTGCGGAGGTAGTTCCGATCACGCATCCCCATCGCCTTCACGTCGTCGAGGGTTGGCGGCTTTCCATCGAGGAGTTCGAGGCGGATGAGGAGACCGAGCGACATGGCTTCCTGCCCCTCCATCGCCTCCGTCAGCTTGTTCTCGTCCTTGCCCGTGGCAACCCGGAACCTCGCCGTTCGACCCGAAGGCAGCTTCACGTCAAAGACCCTCTTCCGGGGGTCTTCCGGCTTCCTCGTGTCCATCGTGGACAGGTCAAGGTCGAAGGACGACTTCTTCCCGCACTCGGTACACTTGATCTCGAACGGGTAGGAGTCCCCAAGCGTGGCCCGGCGGATGAGGAACATGAGGTACACGCGGTCGCCGAGCGTCATGTCCATGACAGCCGTCATGATCTGCTTTCGGTCGGTGATCGTTCCCACCCGCTGGAGACACCGACCGAGAAGCTCGTTCATCTTCTTCCCGATTTTGACGTTCCGAGCGGCGAGGATGTCTTCCTCAACGCCCGTGATCTCGCGGACCACGACCTCCGTGTGCAGTACACCCTCCGAGTCGATGTACCCGCACGGAAGGTCCCCCATCATCGCACTGCTCTTGGGGGTATCAACCTGCTGCTGTAGAGCCGCCTGAACCGCCGCATCCGTCATGACCTAGCTCCTTTCCGTTCGTTGAAGGGCCGGGGCTGCTTCCGCCTGATACATCAGGAGAAGTGCTTTCACGGCATCCGTCACCGTCATCCCACGCTCGTTGACCAGAGCCTTGAACGTTCCGTAGGTGTCCTCAGGAACCCAGACGTTGATCTTCACGTCGGTCCCCTCGTCTTGGAACATCTCCAAGTCCTCAAACCTGTCAGTCTGAACAACGTACTTCGACATGACGAATCGGACGAGTTGGCCCATTCCATTGAAACCGTTCCTCGTCTCGATTGTGTGAGTCACGTTGCTGTGCAACTTCCGACTGATCCAGAAGTCAATCGGCCTGCGATTCTCCCCCTTCTTCTCCTTGTGACGAGTATCCGTTGCCATGTCACACGCACGGCAGAGAACCGTACCGTTGGAGAGCGAAAGCGTACCGCCAGTCTCCAACGGTACGATCATCTTCGCCCGAACATGAGAGTCGGATCCGCAGTTCGCGCACTTGTTCCGGTGCGTCTCAAGAACGACTTTCTCCCAATCCGCGCGAGTCATCCAATCACCTCCTCTTACTCATCCACTGATGTATCGTTTTCCGCGTGAACTGCTCCCTCAGAGAACCCATCTCCATCTACTACGGGGTTTCGGGATCGAGTCCGAACAGCTTCAGGTACTCGGGAGGGATCTGGTCGTTGTAGGCATCCTGAGCGCCCTGCACACGACGTAGAGGCTCTCCAAGAGGAACTTCGAAGGACCCCACGTTCGCAGACGTGACCGCTTCCTCACGCCTGTCGATCATCTTCTGAACGTCCGGGGTTTCCCACTTTGGGCTTCCCATCGCCTACCTCACGCTCACAGTACCAACGACAGAAACTCCTTGTCAACCGTCACAGAAGTCCTGCCATCAGCGACCCACCTACAGGACCCAACACATCACCCAAACAGATCTCCTCGAACTCTTCCGGCTCGATGTCGAGTTCCTGAACCGAGATGTCGCTGGACTTGGCGTCGAAGTCCCCCGAGGGCTTGTACCTTGTAGGCAGGCACCCGTACAGAACCCACGCCTTGGCAGGGACGCGAAGAGCAAACAAGTCCTTCGGAGACTCCCCCGTCCCCTGCAAGTTGCTCATCCCAGAAACAGCCGCTCCCGTGACCGCTCCCAACTGACCAAGCGTAGACATCGAGGCCATTCCGGACAGACCTGTTTCCACAACGAACGCAGACAAGGCTGCGGGAGCAACTCCGGCCATCACGTCAGGCGAGAACGGAGCGCGAGCAAAGAACTGGATCAGAAGGAGGTTCCGCCGAGGAGAAGGACCACCAACCGGGAACGTGATCGCCCCCACGCCCGGAAATCCTGCACCAACACCCGCGTCCTTACCCGTCAAAGCGTACAACAACCAGTGCCAGAAATCCGCGTCGTAGAACCTCGAACCTCTCGTCAGAGACACCGTGCTCACCCGAGCGCGCTTCAACGTCTTCCGGGTGAACAGCCGGTTGCACTCCACGATGTCCGTTGTTTCGATGGTGATCTCAGGAGCAGAGATCGATGCGAACCCCAGAAGAGGCGTAAACAGCGGTAGAGCGAACGGCTCGATGGGCGAAACGTCCATCAGCCAGAAACGGATAGACCTGTAGCAGATCAGACGCAGCCGAACGTGCCAAAGTCCACCTCCTTTCTTCGAAGAGACAAGAAAAGTCTGAACTTGCGATCCCCACGAGTTTCACTAGAACTAGGATTCCACATCCAGTCACCTAGTCTAGCAGCATTCAGACAACTGACAGAAGACAGGTACTTAGGTTTTCGATTCCCCTTCGGAGGAGTAGAGTACAGTTTTGACTTCGAACCTGTAACAGTACAAACAGTCCTGTGTACCCCTTGCATCAAAGCAGGACTACAGCAGTTCGCAGAAAGAACTAGGTCTCTTTTCCCACCATAGCCCTTCTTTGTAGTCACACAACCATCTGCATCCCAGAATCCACGAAGTAGATGGGGGAGAAGATCCTCTTCTACGACAGGAAGAGGCACAGAAAGAGTCTTGGCAGGAATCACTCCGTACCTACTCAGAGAAGAAGCCAGCCTAGGACTGTAGAACCAGACTTGATAGCACCCACCCCTCAGAGGAGTAACTGGAGCGTCGGATCCAAGGACATTTGCAACCTTGTGGCAAACATCCTCATCTCCCACCACCTCAACCCCCTTCAGAAAGTCCTTCCTACGAGAAACGCAACCATCCCCAATGATGACCCCAAGAACCCAAGCCGATGCCGGATAGAGGTCACGTTCAAACACACACTCGTCGAGTCTGTAACGTCTGGATGTTGTAGCCTGTGCTCTTGACGAACGAAGACCTATCCGATACGCACGCCTCAACCCCTCACTCTTCGAGAGTCTAATCCCTTGTCTGTAGAGTCTGCTTCGTACAGTCGAAACAGGAACTCCCAACCTAGGAGCAATTTCTGAAGGAAAAAGACCTTCTTCAAAGAGTGCTACAGACCGAGACACACCCTCATTCACGTAGTCAGCATACTGATGGAATCAGACAAGCGCAACATCCATCAACCAGAAAAGGGTAGACTTGGAGGAGATCAGATGCGGCGCTACGGGCCATGACCCGCCAGTACTAGGTCTCGGGGTGGACCTCAATGTCGAACATCTCGTAGGAAACGTCGATCTCCATGACCGAGACTTCGCTCGCGGTCCCGTCGAGATCCGCCGCAACCTTGTGCCGGATGGGGAACGCCTCGAAGACGTGGTAGGTCTTCGCAGGCTTGTCCGGCGGTCCACCCGTGCGCCCGACGTTCAGCCCGGGGTCAGACGACAGGAATGAGGCAGGATCGAACCCCGGGAGACCACCGACGCGGTGGTAGTGCTTGATGTGCAGGTCGACACGGTAGCCATCGCCGCCTCCGAGCATGACTCTCTTGAGCCAGTCCCAGAAGATGGAGTCCGTGCGGGCCACACCACGCGACATCGTGACATCCGACATCGTGGGGTTGCCAGGGAACTTCTTCGTGAAGATGTTGTTCCCTTCCTTGTACTCGACAGCTTCCACCGTCGACTCCGGAGTCGTGCAGGCAGAGAACCCGGCCTGCGGGCGACCCGGAGGAGACAGGAATTCCGCAACGGAAGCCGCCGGGCCACCCGTCGCCGTGACGTGGAAGCGCATCGAGTGGAGGAAGTCGGTCGACTGAGGTCTCGCCATCGTAGTCCTCCTTCAGGTACAGACTGCCTACTAGGCAGCCTCGCCCACCGCCACCCAGTCCACCGTGATGACTTCGCCCGGAGCACCCGGGACGGTCAAGGTCACGACGATGGAGAAGCCTGCGTTGGTCTGGCTGATGATCTCCACCGTGAACTGCGCGGTCGGAGCCAGCGTCCGATCCACAGAGATCGCGATGTCCGGAATGGTCGCCGCCTTGTACGCCGCAGGGAACGCGACCGGGGTCGGCGGGATCGGAGCCGCCACAGAAAGCGGCGCGGTCTGACCACGCTGCACCTGCTGTCCGGGGACCACGGCGGAACCCGGAGCACAGGCCAGTTTGCCAACGGCAGCCAGAAGCTCCTGCGCCGTGTAGACCGTCGTTGCAGTGAACTGCCCGGCAGCCACGCGATCCTTCAGGTCATCCATCCCATCGAGTTCGCTCTGCTGACGAAAGACCGTGATCGCCTCGCCAGCGGCGAACTTCTTGTACAGTGACGGAAGGAAATCGTCCACCGTCTGAACATTGGTGATCGTGACGTTCGGCATCTTCCTCTCCTCCTGCGCTCGTGAGGTACTATACCAGTCCTCCGAAATTCGGTCCACCGTCAGAAGACGCTAGGTCAACGTCTTCTGAGTGAAGCGGAACCGCACGAACTCGGCAGGCTTGTTCGGAGCCACGCCGACATCGATGATGACCTGTCCCGCATCGATGGTCGCCTGCGAGTTGTTCGTCTCATCGCAAATGACGAAGAACGCCTGCGACGGGGACGCTCCGGCGAAGTAGCCCTCGGAGAACAGGTTCGACAGGAACGAGATGATCTGGAGCTTGATCTTGCTCCACAGGGCAGCCCCGTTCCCCTCGAACACGATCCACGCGGTCGAGTTGTAGATCGACTTCTCCAAGAACATGAACAGACGGCGGGCGTTGATGTACCGCCACTCGCTCTCCAGAGCGATCTGGCGAACACCCCAGACGCACATGCCGGTCTGTGGGGTGTTGATCAGCGGGTTGATCCGGTTCTGGTAGACCAGATCCCGGTCTCCCTGCGACGGGTCCACTTCCAGTCCGAGCAGGAAGTTCAGCTTGCCGTCGACCGTTCCGCCCGGGGCCTTGCCCACGTTGCGCGTGTAGTCCGTGCGAGCGTAGACACCCGCGATGTGCGCCACCGGAGGAACCAGCATCGGGCGGTTGTCTGCCAACGGATCGGCCACCTTGATCCACGGCCAGTAGAGCGCCGCGAACTTCGAGTACCGAGCGAGGTCGTACCGGAGCCAGTCGACCGCTTCCTGCGCGCTGCTTCCCACCGGAACGGTGAGGATGATGTACCGATCCCCACCCTGCGGAAGAGCCGCGCGCTCATCCGCGTAGTCGAGCATGTCGCCCGTGATCGTCACGTCACCCGCGAAGTCCGGGATGATGACCTGCATCACCTCGTCCACACGGTTGAGCGCGTACATGCCCTCGTAGGGGGTCTTCAGCGTCGGAGACGTGAACTGGTTCCGACCCCACTGCGCCGGGTCCGTGAACGTCCCGTCGGTGCCTCCCGTGAACACCTCATCATGCGTGGTCTCATCGGGAACGCTGTACCACGACGCCGTGACGAACGTGTTCTGAAGGATCAACTGGCTGGTCGAGAACTTGAGTTCTCCCGTCGTGTAGTTGATCGTTCCACCGGCCACCACATCTCCGGTGAGGTTCCCCGCACCGTCATCCGTGATCAATCGCGCAGCACCCGTGCTGTCGGTATACGTGATGCGAAGAGTCCGAGCCGACGGGAGGAAACTCGGGGGAAGAAAAACTCCCCTGTCCGCAGGAGCGACACCAAAGGTGAACAGCTTGTTTCCCGTAGTCCCGTCCCCACCACCGATGATCATCGAGTACTGCCGACCGCTCAACTGCCGAACCGGCAGGTTTCCACCGGGGGTAGTGACCGTCAGGTAGTCCGACAGTTCGTTGATCACGTCGGGGAGGTACTGCGTGTCCGTCGGCGAGACGAAATCCAGCGCCTCGTAGGATTCGACCACTTCATAGGCACCCGAGGTCTCGTTCTTCAGGTACACGAAGACATCGAACTTCGAGTACGTTGCAGTCGGCGCATCGTAGTAATCCACGTTGCCGCGCACGCGGATCTTGAGACCGGTGTACGCACCGGAGTCGTCCGCCCACGAACCAGCCGATGCCGGATCGAGATCCCATGCGTTGGTCTGGAAACCGGAGAGGATCGGGGCGCGGTTGTGAGGAGCCGCAGCCATCGTGATCGCCCACGCACCGGTCGAGTAGTCGATGGTGTTCGGGCCACCGCCCACGTCTCCGATCAGAACGCCAGCACCGTTGTCGGTCGCCGTCTTGGTCGCCGTGGTCTTCGTGTACGCGATCTGGATGTTCGTAGCCGCATCCGGCTCTTCGCCAGCCGCAAACACAATGGTCGCGATCCCTGTCCGGTAGCTGAACTTGATGACCGAGCCTCCGGGGAACGCAGGCGGACCAACGACCGGAGGAGTCGTGTACGTCACGTCATCGACACCGGCAGCCGGAATCGGGAGAACCGCACCCGGATACGGGTTGGCACCCGAAGTCCAAGTGATGGTCACGGAAGCAGCGACCGGAGCGATAGCGTACTGCTTCGGATCGAGCAGTTCGAACTCCGGAGCCGCACCGTAGGCCCCCGGGAGGTTCGCCGGGTTGACCCGAATCTCGTAGTACACATCCGTTGCAGGCGGAGCCGCACCCTTGCCGAGAGCGGGCGACGTTCCGTCCCGGAGCATCATGTTCTCCGCCACCGCAGCCGCACCGAGTTCCCTCCACCGGAAGGAAACCGAGTTCGGACGAATCGGTCTCAGAGAGGCTCCGATGACACCGGAGAACGCGGTCAGAATGCCGTCTCCGGTGCCCATCCCCTGATCGTAGCTCTTGCACCCGATGTCCGCGTCCGCACTCGTCGCATCACCGGGCGTCACACGAACCACGTAGGCCCGGCGTCCACCGTTCGCGAAATACGCAGCCATCTCGATGGGCAGGAACGAGTCGTGCGTCAGCCCACCGAAGACGCGCGTGAACTCTTCGTAGGACGTGACGAGCGTGGCCTTGTTGGAAGGACCACGCTTGGTGAAACCGATGATGCCCATGTTGGAGGTCGACACACCGGACACGACCTGCAACTGCGCGGGCACTTCCTCGATGTAGATCCCCGGCGAGAGAAATTCCGCCATCGTCATTCTCCTCCTTCCGACACGGCACGGTACTTTCTACCGTCTCTCAGTTGATCACATACTCCCTGAAGCCGCACTACTCTCTCAGGGAACCTCCGCAACCAACCCTTCTTTCCTCGCAAGTACGATTTCGAAAACTCGATGATGCTCTTCCACGTTTCGAAATCGCGAGCCTTCTTGCTTTGAAGAGGATACTTCTCGAAGTGCGGGATGACAACTTCGGAAAGAACCTCTACGTTTCGGATCATGAACCGACGCTGTGGCTTCGGATCCTTCATTCCCGCCTTGATGGAAGAAGGAGCGTTGACGCATGACGCTTTCCAGTTGACTTTCCCACACCCGAAATACTGCTGTAGTTTGATCAGCGTATCTCCGTCATCCGCCCTAAGAACTACCGAGAACTGTGCATCCAGTTCCACGCAAGACACCTCTCGACCGGTCTTTGTCTTCTTCGTTCGAAAGGAAAGGTCCGCGTAGAAGCACCCCTCCCCGTCAACCAAACCGGTGACCCACCAACCGTCGATGGGACCCGGAGTGACGAGGATCTCGGCCATGATCTACCTCCTCACTTCCCTATCGCCATCGCCGACGGTGGGTGGTCTCCGGCACGGCAGGCATAGAATCGGGAGTCGGCTGCTTCTTCTCTTCAGCCTTCGTCTCCACCTTCTTCTCTTCCGGCAGAGGCGGAGGCGTCACGTCCACGATCAGACCCTTCGCCAGAGCGCGAACGATAGCAGTCGACGCATCCTGTTCGTCCGAGACTTCCGCCTTCTTCTTCGGCGGAATCAGAACGACGCTTCCATCACGAAGCGTCAGAGGAAGCGGGCCACTGGTTCGGTTGTAGTACGTCTTCATGTCCTCACCTCGGGTTGAAGCGTGTCAACCGTTCACGCACAGAACGATACACGATTGGATCGCTAAGGTCTAGTTCCCCTTCAACTCGAAGAGAAACCGAGAAAGACGCCATTCGTTCAGCAACGTCAAACGCCTCATCCATCTGAGACGCTCCGTCGCTGAATACCTCATAACTGCGGTAGTCCCCAGAACTGTCACGGACGAACATTCCGCCGTAAGGAGGGTACGTCTTCATGACGTGCAGAAGAAGTGCGTTGGCTTGGTTCTTCTGACCTTGGACTCCGTGGTGCCGAGCCTGAACTCGTAGCGTGTAGGAGATGTCAAACGGAACGGCCTGCGGGAGTTGTTCGAAACGATCAAAACCTTCACGTCCCTCGATCTGGACTGGAACAGCATCCACGGAAGGAGCACGATACTGCATTCCACCCTGAGACTGCCACCTCTCCATCGCAGGGGAAAAGTCTTCTCTGGAAACGATCAGAACAGGGATCTTCCACTTCTCGAACACATCCTCCGGATTCGAAAACGTGATCGGAACTCCCGGAAGTCCGGGTGGAGGAGAAATAGAAGGAATGCGTTCGGGAGGGATGAAGTAGTTCTGACGCTTGCTGCCTTCTTTGGTCGTAGGAATGTCGGGTGTCGGGAAGATCTTCGCTCCGAGAGTTTCGACGATGCCTCTATCGAAGTCCCGGACCGTTACGACGCCTGTCCGAGCGCGGCCTTCTCGCCGCTCTCGAAAGGCAGCGATCTCTTCCCGAGTAGGCTCCACCGACTACCACGAGTCCCGAGCGGCCTGAAGAACTCTGGCCTTGAGGCCAGCCGTCGTCGCCTTGCCCATCCAGATCGCGAGATCCTCCTCCGAGGCTTCATCGGACGGGAACTCGTCGAGTTCACCCTCTTCGACCATCTCGTCGATCACGTCGAAGACGAGACCGATGGCGTCGTCCTCGTCCGCTTCGTAGCGGTCCAGCAGGGCATCCACGATCTCGTCCATGAACGCCGAGAACTTGTCCTCCACGTCGGTCGCGTTCTCGGCTCCGCCCTCACCGCCGGTAGAGGTCGAGACGGACTCCAGTTCCTCGTCCGTCGCCCACTCCTCTTCCAGCTTCGAACGGATCTCGTCCAACACGGTGTTGATCTGCGTCTGCATGTCCATCCTCCTCAACGCCCGGCCCTAATACCGAGCTTCTTCTGGAACGTGTCGAACCCCCGGGCAATCTGAATGCGAATCGTGCTCCGGGTGCGTGTCGGCCACTTCCTCCAACTTCTGAATCCTAGCCGAGTCAGCACCAAAGTCAATCCGGGATGTCTTCGACTAAGGGATCGCACACCGACGCTGAGGAATCGAAGAAGGGCAGGACGCCAGTGGGGTTGCGCCTTTCGTTCGAGACCGAACTCCATCCGAAGAGCATCGAAGATGATCTGCGGAACCTCTCTCTTCGAGAAGTTCTTCGGATCGATCTTCGGCTTCTTGGTCGACTTGTCTTCGTTCAGACGAACCCCCAAACGTGCCAACTCTCTCCGCCAGCGGGGGCGATCCTTCCGGCGCATTCGGCGAACACGGGTGATCCGATTCTTCGAGGCACGCTTCGTCTTGACGAGCGCCTTCGCTTGAGGAGGCCAGAACGGCAGAGAATCGTAGGTCCACGGGTTGTATTTCTCCAACACCGCAGCCTCGGCATTCACCTTCCCGAGAACGGTGCGCGGGCACACGTACAGGACAACCCTGCCAACGTCAACCGTCTTCACCTTCCGATGACGCGGGTTCACCCACACGGCATAAGCACTGTCCCCCGGTGAAAGCCCCGCAACCCTCGCCACATCGAGTGCCATGCGATAGGGTTTCACTTCCTCTGTCTTCGGTAGGCGCTGCAAGATGCCCGACCGGATCTCTCCAGCCACGATCCGAGGGTACTGGGACATCAGGCGTTCAGTGCGCTTCGGCCATGACCGAACAAGCTGGTCAACCTTCTTGGCCCGGCTGTCAGTTCGAACCCAGATCCGAGAAAACCTACGGGGCACTGTCTACCCCTTGCGCTCTTGGTCCTTCGCAATCTCGGCTTCGGCCTTCACGATAGCAGCAGCAAGGGACTTCGGAGGAGGACCCAACACCTGCGCGATGGTCCGAGATCCGTGTTCTGGATCTCGAACATCGATTAGCAGAGGAATCCCCACACGTCTCACAGGCTGTAGTTGCGCCAGCAACGGAACGTGCCTCTCACAGATCGCGAGAACCCGAGGACGTGCGGGGTACTTGATTCCGTAGCAAGGCTTCTCCCCACAGACGAAACACCACTTCTCCATCGGAGAAATGGGGCCTTCGTACTCGTGGAAGTCGTCACCCGCGATAGGACTGCCGCAACCGTCAACCGCCAAGCACTGATCCCCGGGAACGCCTGAATCTCGCGCACGCCAGTACTTGACGCACAGCGAACAGACGAAGGACAGCCCGTTCGCACGAGCAAAGGCTACCCTCTGCGGGTCGAAGTGGTACATCAGACCGACGTGATCGCCTTCCGGAGGATCTGCTTCTCCTTGCCCGGACGATGAACGTACTTGATCGCCCGCGCCACGATCATCGGAGACCGGGACAGCTTCTTGAACAGGCCCATCACGTACTTCTGGGCCTCCTTCTGGTCCTTCGGCATGTCCGGGATCATGGTCACGACCTGCTTGGCGATCTGGTCGTAGTCCACCTTGCCCTCCTCCGGCTCCGGGAGGTCCTCTTCCTGCTCCGTCAGCTTGCGAACCTTTCCGATCTCCATCTCGTACCTCCTACGGAGGAACTAGCCTCCGCTCCGGTGTGAACTCTGTTCTCCTTCGAACAACCAGCTTGAACCCCACGAACGACGCAGTATCATTCAGGTGACCGTCCTCGTCAACGTCAACCACGTCGAAGAAGTACCCACGGTTGGGAACGTCCTCCCCGTCCACCGCCTGCGAGTTGAAAAACGGGGTGTTCCAGAACCGAAGAACATCCCCCTCACTTGGGGCAGACAGACCCAGAGCATCGAAATCTGCCCGCGCAATCCAGACAGATCCATCGAAGATTGTCCGGTATCCTTCTTCACGCACTTCCGGAGTCGTTGATGGTTGCTCTACGTAGGCTTTCACCCGGTACGGACCCTTGAACACACGCTCGATGGGTTCATCGTACAGGGGGTCGCGAGTAGACTCATTCACATCCTGCACGAAGTAGTCGAGGTCGGTCCCTACGATCTGGTTCAACTCCTGCGCCACACTGTCGAATAGCTTCCTCTCCCCATCACCGATAGAGAAGAGGTTCGACTGACAGACCGGCTCACAGGTGGGGCACTCCTGCGGAACGGGCTTGCACTTGTCGCAGCAGTTCTCAGCCACGATCTACCTCTAGCCCGTCAAGAAGCCCATCGGCGGACCACTGTCCATCAACTCCTGCGTCAGAGCCTCGATCTCCGAAGACGCTTCTTCCAGCAACCTCTCTCCATCAAGAGACGTAGTTCCAGCAGCCGTCGGGTAGGAATCGTACTTCGAGCGAATCCGTCCAAGATCCCTCTTCGCCACCGCGAGAGCGTACCTCTTCAAGAGATCATGGTCCCTCTCGTTCAACTGTTCAATCTGGGTAACCCCAGACTTGTACCAGACCATCATACCGCCAGCATTCTCCGGCTTCGGAGCAAGGAAGAGAGTACGCTGATCCTGCCACCACTCCTGTTCAGCACCAATCACACGCTTCGCCATTTCGATGTATTGAAGCGCCTGTGTGAACGACGAGTACAGACCAGAACTGAAAGGCGCAGCAAACACATCGTAGGGAATCTTCTCATCGAGAAGAATGAACGGAGAGAACAGAAGCGAGAAATCGAACGGAGCCGACGGAAACGCAACGTCGACCACAGTATCCATTTCATCAGGCAGAGCGTACTCCACCTGTTGCGGGATGATCTGAAACAGTGCCCGCTTGACGACACCCTTCCGTGCGCTGAACCAGCGCCTAGCTTCTTCTACCGCGTCGTCGAGATGACAGTCGGTCAGTTCCACCCTCACCATCGGTGACCCCAACCGACGGAGGATCCACTGCTTCAGGTCTGCCACCGTCATCATTGGAACGGACATGAACTGCCTCCGGCTTCGGCTGTGAAGCAACAGGCTTGTTGCTTGTCACCTCTTCGAGGAACTGAGGACAGTAGACCGCCCACTTGTCCCCTTCGAGGATCCGATCCTGTGAGAACAGGGTCACTCCCGGAAGCTGAACTACTGCGAGTTCAGCACGCTTGCGGAACATGCGGGCCATCTGCCTCCTCCTTCTTGGTGCCTGTCTGCGGAGGGGTCGTAGTCGAGGGAGCGACGTTCAAGTGCGAAAGTGCCGTTTCTACGAGTTCCATCCCCTCTCGCACCTGATTCAACCCATCCAAGGCCACACTGAAACTCTTCTTCAACTGCAAGAACAGATTGTTCGTCTCTTCGAGAAGAGTGCGATCTACTCCGGCAGTTGGTGTCTCTACCTTTGCAGGTATCGAAGGAGGCGGAGAATAGAGAAGTTCTCTGACCTCCTTCAACGCATCCGTCGACGACTGCATACCATCCTCCAAATCATCAACACCTTACCCAAACGATGCAGGAGGGTCAAGACAAGGACAGGGCACCGGACCGGATGTCCGGTGCAGAAGAATCGTCTGGGGAGAAGCAGGGAGGACTAGAGGTTCACGACCCGGAGGTTCCCGTACCTCACGCTACTTTTCTAGCACGCCTCTCCCGAGAGTAGCAAGCATCGCACATACCTTTCCGATAAGCCGGTCTCCCGCAGGAACAAGTCCCGGTCGACTTACGAGTCCAACCATCAAGAGACCGGACGGTCTTCGTGTAACAGGCCACGCACAGACCGTGAGCCTTCACCGGCTTTCCGCATCCGTTCTTACACGTCGTACCCGGACCCGTTGTTCGACCGTGGTTCTCCCACCAACACCGCTGGCACATCCCTTCGTGCGTAGCCGTCCGGCCACAAGGGCAGTTGGAGTCGTCCACGATGTCCCGGATCTTGTCTGCTTCCAAGTACACCTGCATCCGATCCTCATTCCTCAGGTGCTCCGGAGCATCCCGATACAACAGGTCTGCTACCAAGAACCCAGAGGACCCGCTGTAGTTCACTCTGTACTGACCTCGGTCGTTCTCCACCACTACCCGAGGAACAGAAACCAACGATTCCAGTTCAGAACGAACACGGTAGACAAACGATTTCGTATTCGACCCATACCTCGTCTTGAACTGAGGGTTGCTCTTGATCCTGTGTGCTCTGGCATCCCAAATCGATAGCGACCCGTCCGTGTCCCACAACCCACGCAGGAAATGAACCCGAAGTTCCAACGGAAGGTCCTCGGGCCACACAAGCGAACTAGATTTCGGACCGCAGATTCCTCGTTCCTTCTCAAACCACTCCACGAGGGTTTTCGAGTTCACATACGCTTGGAACGTACCGGGAGAGTGCTTCACCGTCTTCGGTTCACGAGGTTCCGAAGAAATCAGTCTAAGCCAACGAGTAGTGGTGCTCCAACTTCCTACTACCGTTATTCGGTAGTCACCGTTGTTCTCCTGACGGTAGACGTTTCCATCTCCGTAGAGGACAGCCAACCACCACGCGAACTCAGGAGACCAGTTGTTGAGGAGGGCTGCTTCCCACTTCATGCAGGAAGCGTAACACAGAATCCGTACTAGGTAAAGAGCCTACAGGTTGACAACCCGCAGATTGCCATAGTACTCGGGACGGGTCAGCTTGGTCGCGTAGCGGGTCCGCAGCCCCTTCCGGAACGAGAAATCGTTCGGGTCGAGGAAGGTCGGCGTGACCTGCAACGGGATGTACGGTGCGAAGACGTACCCGGCGTCGAGGAACGAACCGCCCTTGAGACCGATGAGCATCCGGTCGCGGGTGAAGAACGGATCCTCGTAGATCACCCACTTGTTCATCAGCGTTCCGGCCTTGTAGATGCCGAACTGCCCGTGCTGGACCAGCGGGCGCGGAGCGTCGGCAGGGCCGTAGGGCTGTTCGGTGCCGGACACGAAGATCGGGCGGAAGTCGCCGTGCGTGGTCAACTGCGCGATCAGCGCGGAAACCTCCGGGCTGGTCACGATGAAGTTGGCCGGAGATCGCAGCGTCTTCTTGTGGATCAGGTTCGCGATGGTCGAGATCTGGGTCACGATGGACCGCAGGTGATCGATCTCGGGAACGCCCGCCGGAGGAGTGCGGTCCCACGCACCGGTCGTACCGGTCGACGCCACGAACAGGGCGTTGATGATCTCGCGGTCGATCTCCAGCGCCATCTCCTGCGCCGTGTTCGCCACGAGTTCGGTCTCGGCATCGAGACCGTGGAACGCCCGCAGGTCCTCGGCAGCCTCGGACGACCAGAGGCTCTTCAGACGGCGAGCCGACGCTTCGACAGCCGCCTTCTTGATGTCGAGGCTGATCTGCGGGACCTTCGAGTTCAGTTCCCCGTCGTAGTAGTAGTACGCCTTCACGACGTTGAGAGCCGCCGGAGCGTTCTGGAACCAGAACCCGGAGACGTTGCCGTTCGCGTAGTTGATCACGCCCGCCGTGTTCGCGCCAGCCGGAGAGAACGTAAAGCCACCCGAACCGTTGTCCGTCGCCGTCTGCACGACAGCCCCGGTCGTCGGGTTCTCTTCGCGAATGACCACGGAGAACCCACGCGAGGTGTCGAGCGGACGAACCGGCGTGAACGCCAGCACCGCGTTGAGCGGGTTGGCAGGCGGGTGCCCCCCACCGTAGTCGGTGGCATTGCCAACCACCAACTGCTCACCGTTGATGTACTCGGACGAGTAGTCGCGGTCGAAGTCACGCGGGAAGATCGCGCCAGCCGTGGTCGCGCCCTTCTGCGTCCCGTAGATCAGGTCGAGGTAGAAGATCGCCCCGACCGGAGCCGTCATCGGCTGCACGCTGACGATCTCGTGAGCGATGAGATTCGGGAAGACACGACGGAGGATCGGGAAGATGAACTTCGTGAACGAGCCGATGTTCACCGCCCGGGTCTCTTCCGTGAGATCCTTCAGGTGACCGGACTCGTTCTCCATCATGACTGCGGTGACGCCCTTCACATAGGGATCGTTGATCCCCTCCAAGAAGGGCTTCCACTTCTCGGAGAGCGCCCCGATGAAACTGCGGTCCATGATCGACCGCCGAGTGTCTTCCTTGAGCATTTCTCTCGCTTCCGTCATGGCTTCCTCCTCACTTCACTCCCGAGAGACGCTTCAGTTCCGACAGCGGAGCGCCAAGCCCCAAGAAGTTGTCCACGTCTTCGGAAAGCGTCTTCCCATCTTCACGAGAGGGAGTTTCTTCCGAAATCCCTCCCTTAGTCAAGTCCCGAACTCTTGTACGGGCTTGTTCCACCGCTTCTGGACTGGATGCACGAGAAGCAGACGAACGAACCTGCTCGAACAGCTTGTCGACCTGCTCCTTCGACTTCGGATTCGCAGCCTCGATCAGCGCACGAGCCTGATCTGCGTTCGGGTGCTTGGCGAGGCGCTCTGCGATGTAGACCTTCAGAGCCATCTCTCTCGCAGTCTCCAGAGCGCCAGTGGTCGCCTTCTGCAACTCCTCCAGCTTCCCATTGAGAACCGCGATCTCCGCATCCTTCTCTTCCGAGATCTTCCTCTTCTCGGTTTCGATCTGATTCTGACGATCCTCTTCCTGCTTGAGAACCGTTCGAACCTCGTCGATCTTCGCCTTGATCGCTTCGGAGTTCGTGTAGCTCTTCACGTCCCCAACAGCCTCTCGAATCCTCGCAGCGTTCGGATCTCCGGAGATTGCGTTCTCCAGATAGAACCTGTAGCCAGCGATTCGAGCGATGCCAACCGCCTCGTCACGCTCGGCGTTGGCCTTCACCACCGCCGCGTCACGTTCCGCGATCTGCTTCTTGAGGTCGACGATCTCCTCCTCGAACTTCCTCACCACCGCTTCCGCGTCTTCGGGGAGGATGAACGGACGGAGGACGCTGCGAACCTTCTCCAGCGCCGCCTTGGCACCGGCCACAGCCGGGTCCGAGAGGAGTTCCCCACGAACGTTCTCCCGGATCTCCTCCTTGGACTTCTCGACCGCCTCCGCCAAGTTCTTCTGGAAGGTCTCTTCCAGAGAGGACCGGACGGTCGCCTCGGTCTGAAACGCAGCCTTTGTCACCGCAGCCTTCTCCACCGATTCGATCAGGTCCGGACGCTCGGTCCGCAGTTCGGCTTCCGTCAGAGTCTTGAGACCGCTCATCTCGAACTCCTTTCCCTCGAAGAACACGTCCGGGTAGGCGTTGCTGTCTGCCGGGTCGGCAACGAAGTCGAACGTGAGCAAGCGGTAGTCCTCTTGCACCACGTCGTTGCCCTTGTCATCAGACTTCACGGAACCGTAGCCCCGAGAACTGACACCGATCCGGGCACCCGACTGAAGAAGCGCCTTGAGATTCCGTCCCCGATCCGTGTCGAGGATCTCGGCCTCGCCAACCACCAAACCGTCCTGCCCAAGTTCCAGTCCGGTGATGATGTGCGAGACACGGGAGAGTTGGGTCCGTCCGTCGGCAGGGTGGTCCAGTTCGCCCATCACCTTCCGCTCGGAGACCGACTTGTTCATCCGACCGATCTCGCGTTCCCACAGGCCACGTCCGTAGACACGCCGGTTCTCAGTCGGAAGATCTGCGCGGGCGAACTCCCCGCGAACACGAACACGCCCTGTTCCCTTGTCCTCTTCGAGTTTCAGGCTGATGGGACGGAAGTCCCGGAGGAGAGCCTTTGGTGTCGAAGTCTGAGTTGCCGTCGTCATCGTCAGTACCGCCGCCACCGAAAGACCCCCTTGAAGGGGGAGTACGACAGAGCCGAGTGGTCCTTCTTTCCCACGGTTCTCTTCTGTCGCCTCATCGGGTTCGCAACATCGTTGGTGAACCCGATCAACTCCTTCCGCCCACTCCGATAGGCCGTTCGACGGAACCTCCAAGCCTCGGCAAGCCGAAGCAGGAGGGACTCGACTACTAGGCCGTCTTCGCTTCCCCCTTGTTCACCTCGGGAGAAGGGTCCTTGTCACCCTCGTCCTCTTCCGCCAGTTCCGGCTCCAGTTCGGCGTAGTCTTCGAGGGCCATCATGATCGTCTCCATCATGCCCTCGAAGGTCTCGTCGAGCGTGGAGAGGTCCACGGCTTCCGACTCATCAACCGACGCCTTGAGACCCTCGGCGATCTCCGCCGCGTCCTCGGCGAGGCTGCTCAGAAGTTCGGACGACTCGTCATACTCGTTGTCATCGTGCTTCTCGGCGAAGTAGGTGAACGACCGAGAGAGCAACTCGGCGATGATCGACACATTCGCGAACGCGCGAACGGCCTCCTTCACGTTGCCCTCATTGAGACCGGTGACGATCTCCTTCACCTCTTCGACCAGACCCGCCACGCGGTCGAGACCCTCGTGACGACGGCCAGTCACCTTCCGCCGCTCCCCACCGATCATGACGTGCAGGCGCTTCCCCGGCTTCCGCACTCCCGGCGACGTGCGGGCCTTCGAGTAAGCAGCCGCCCACCGCTTGCCACGTCCCTTCTTCCGCCAGATCTTCGCCCGACGCTTCGCCTGCGTCCGACCCTTCGAATCCTTGCGCCGCTTGATCTTCGCCATCCGGCGGGCACGCTTGGCAGACGCCGACTTGTCGACCCGAGTCAGAATCTTCCGCGCCTCGTCCACGTTCTCGCCGTCCTTCGGAGGATCGGTCGACTCGCCCTTCGGATCGTCCTTCTTCGGATCGTCCTTGCCGGGTTCCTTCTTCGGAGGCTCATCCTTCTCGGGATCCTTCTTCTCCGGATCCTTCTTCGCCTCTTCGACGGGCTTCTGCGGCAAAATCCCGATTGCCCGAAAGTCCTCTTCCAGCGTGGTGATGACCGGCTTGGTGTTCATGACCTTCCTCCACTCTCCTGCGCGGCGCGCAGACGAGACGAAATCCGACTTGCGAAGGTAGCAGCAAGTTCGAATCTGTACAACTCCTCGCACATCGAGTCGTACATCTTAGCAAGGCAGGCAACGCAAGTCGTCTCGTTCATCGTCTCCGCGACCATACCACGAACTGCACCGATGTCGTCAAGGAGGTCTTCAACGAACGAGTAGAAAACCTCCCGAAGAGCATCCTCCCCGATCTCGGAGAAAGCGTCTTTGAACTCGACCAACCCTTTCGACGCTTCATCGACGATCTTCGAAAGCCGGTCCATCCGATTCAGAACGGATTGCAGATCCTCTGCCACCGCCTTCCGATGCTGTTCCAGAGCCTCATCAGGAGTAGATCCGTCGTGCAGCTTGCCGTACTTGGGACGAAGACGTTCGTCCTCGATTCGAAACAGGTCTCCCCACACGAACCGGCGGATCTTGTCACCCTGTTCGCTGTACAGACGCCGCCACGGGCGATCCGTGTGCAGGGACATCACCAACGACTCGACCAGACGAAGACCATCTACCTTCCTTCTGGAAGGCAGGGCAGCAAGCCGGGAGATCCCACCAACAGCCTCGTCCACTCGACCAGACAAAAGGGAGTCCACAACGACCTTCGACTGGGCATGAACGAGTTCCTCTGCCTTGAACGACCGAACGGTCTTCAGCGGCACTTCCTCGTGGGCAAGGATCTGGACCTTCGGCCCCTTGTCGTCGAACTTCACCCGAAGCAACTTCCCGGTCTCTGACAGAACAAGAGCGTGTCCAGAAAACGTACCGATCAGCGCCACACCGACGTTCTTCCCGAACAGTTCCTCAGCACCCTCGACAACCGCCGACTCGATACGGTGGATCTGCGACTCGTAACTACCGGACAGGAGATGCCGGATCTCGTCTGACGAAAGAAGAACATCGAGAGGCTGGACCGGCAATACGAAACTCCTCTCGCAACAACGAGAGGCTAAAAGGTAGGGCGATGGTTGTCAAGCAGCACGGCGATGACTGAAGGTTCTGATCTCTTCGAGCAGGCTGTGGAGTTCACGCATCCGGCGACCCAGACGGGTGTTCTCTCTCATGATGGAGTCGACCTTCCCTTCAAGGCGCTTCTCTGCTTCGCGACTTCCCGCGAACAGGTCCTTCTCGGAGATCGACTTGGAAACAGGGATCGGACGACGCGATTCAAACCCGCCTTCCGGAGAAGGCATCACGGACTGCATGATCTTCTGACCCTCAGCCTCCGCTGTAGCTCTCGCGGTCGAATCCTGAAGAGCATCTTCCGAACGCTGCTTGGTCAGGTCCTTGATCTCCTCGTCCGACAGTCCGAAGATCTTGGACAGGATCCAGTGCATCGAAACGAAGTCCTTCATTCGCCCAGCGAGATCCGCACGAGCGTTCCGGACTTCCAACTGAGCCAGTTCGAAGATGGCGGACGGGACCGTCATCATCACATCGAAGTCGACCGAATCGGGACGAATGCCACGAGCGGCAAGATGCACACGACCGATCTTGTGCAACCCGTTCCGTACTTCCCGTTGGATACGAAGAACAGTTCTCGCGAAGCGCACATCCTCGGAACTCAGAACGGCACGAGCGACCCCCTCTTCCTGACCGAGGTACGCTTTCGGAACCTTGATCGCCGCAAACAGCTTGTCCCGGAAGTACTCGATGTCGTCCATGTGCTGCCAGTTGGGCGACCCAAGAACTTCGACCCGGGTAGAGTCCTCACCCTTGCGGGAGGGAATCCAGAAGTCGTCGTCCTGACTGTTCTTGACAAATACTCCGGACTTCAGAACCGTTCTTCCTTCACCGTCACGCAGGTTCAGCGCGAAGTTGTGCCACCGCTCAACCGTCATGCAGAAGTGATCACACGGTTCAGCCGGAACAACAGACACGACCTTGTGGTTCACGTCGCACAGAACAGCAGACTTGAACTCCGAAAACGACTCGAACCCCTCCGAGCGATACATCTTGAGAAGCAAGTGCCGATGGACAGATCGAACCAGATTCCGAGTTCGACCGTTCGACTCCCGTAGTCCAGTAAGCAGAACAGACTCGTTGACCGCCTGAACCACCCCTTCCGCCGAGATCTCGGGGTTGTCTCGAACCAGCGCCTTCACCCCAAGGAGAAACTCCGGCGGGAACACCAACCGGCACTTCTCCTTGAAGCTCTCAACGCGATCAATATCCGCCCAGAACACCTCCCGAGCCGCACGTCTAGCCGAATTCCCCAGAGCGTGCTGCGGACTATCGTTGTACCGACGAACGATTGACGCCTGATCCCGAAGCCTATTCTGCTCCGAAGTCCTCAGGCGCTTCTCGGCACTCCGGTTGTACTCGGTCAAGTTCCGACTCGATGCTGCCCGCAACTTCGCATCTAGAACCGGATCTTCCAACCGCTTGCGAGCAACAGCTTCCCCTCCGAGATGCCCCAACGCAGCGTGCATCTCAACGTGATCCTTCGGAACCATCCCGAGCAAGTTCGAAGGGTCGTTATTCCTCCGGTCGAAGTTCTGGTGGTGGATAACCTGCCCCGCCTGATGCAAACCCAGATTCCCCGACACAACCCGGTGCGTGTACAGATAGACCTGCTCCTCCGGGTCGTACACCAACTCGTATCCGTTCAGGCCATCACCCTTCGACTTGTCGCTCACCTTCCGGTAGAACGGCATAACCGAGTCACCGGGTCGCAGATCCACCGCGTTCACGTAGGATCTGTCCCTCCGCATAACCGGATGATCAGGAGCCACAACCATCGAGTTCCCGTCATCGAAAGTTACCCGTACCGCCGGAGCGTTCTCACGGGTCTTCCCGACCCACGACACCTCTCCCGGGACGATATGCCCGGTATCCCGGTCGATGGAGTACGTCCAGTTCTTCTTCCCGGCTGCGAACTCCTCCGCCATCTGGCGGATCGGGATCGTCCGACCATCCAGCAACGGAATCGGCGTATCATGCGCTACCGGAAGCGGTTCCCACTTCAAGGACAGCTTGCCCGTAGACGGGTCGTAGTACTTCCGCTTCTTGTGCATCTGCCGAACACGGTTCACGTAGGCAAGTGCCTCTGTCTGCGGCATGTCGCCGACGTTGACGTAGAACGCAAACCGCTCGGGAGCACGCTGGAGCCTGTAGATCAGCGCAGCGACTTCGAGGAGGATCAGCCGCTTGTAGATCCAGCGGGCAGGCTCCATGACGCTGAACCCGTAGAGACTCCTTCGCTGCTTCGACCTGAGACGGAAGTGGACAACCTCCCAGTCTTCAAGCGCAGCCGTCTTCTCGAACGCACCGAGAACGTCTTTCGGGTCCCTGCTGGACGAGATCGCAGAGGATCGCGCAGCAAGTAGCTGCTGGAAATCTTGCGGGGAGAAACCGAAACGACCACGGAAGTCCTGCAAGAACCCGAACAACTCACCGCGAGATCCCTCAACTCGGCGACACGTCGGTGCAGGAAGAAAGTTCAATCCGATAACACCCTCGTTATTGACGAGGATCTCCTCGTAGTCATTTCCGTACTTCACGAGGGAACGGGCGATTTCCCACACCTCTTCATCGATCCGGAGTTTCTTGTGGAACAGCCAGTTCAGATCTTCTTGAACGTCCTTGTCGTCGCAAGTGATCCAAACCGTCTCCCTGTTGGTTGAATCAATCTGGGTGGCATCGTCGGCGTAGATGTCGAGGGCGCTCGCCAACTCACCGTAGTCGTCCATCTCCTCGTAGTCCACAAACCGCGACAGGAGGTCGTTCTCCAATCGCAAGTAGTCGTGGATGATGTCGTATCCGTAGGCTTGGAGAAGGTCGAAACCTGACGAAGGGTATGAAGATGCGGTTACCCCCTTCGCCAACTCAAGAGGAATCCTCTCCTTGTCGCCTACAAGGGACTTTCTGATCTTGTTCCCAACGTCAGAGAAGAATCCCATCTAGCACCAACCGCCAGATCTAACCCCTCGCAGCCACTTGTGCAACGAGAGAATCCTCGAACAACTTGGAACCTTCCTTCGATGATAGAAACTCGATCAGCAGAGTTCGAACCGACTTCGGCAAGCCGTCCAGCTTCGCGTAGGTTGGCGGACTGTACCCCAACCGCTGTACTTCGTCCGCGACAGCGTTCCCCGCGATCACTGCAAAGGCCCCCACGACATCATCGAGAGGCATCTCCTTGACCGCCTTCATGACCTCCGTGTCGCCAAGATGAGACGGAGAAGTGAGTGCTACCGAAGTGGACTCCCCCAAACCGAGGATGCTACGTACATCAGAAAGAGCGTCTTTCATCTTCCAGAACCCCATCCCCATCCCCCGAACGGGTCGCTTCCGTTCAGGAACGGCGGAAGCATATCCTGATTCTGACTCGCGGTGGTATCCCCCGCCATTGCCGCCTGTCTCTGCTCCGGCAACCAAGACCCGTCCCCGAACTGCGAAGACCGCATGATCGGTAGAGGCTGGAACGCCGACTTCTGGGTCAGGGTGTAGCAGATCCCGGCCAAGGCGTCCGCAACATCCTTCGAGTTGTGAACGAACACCCCTGACGCAAGAGCAAAGTTCGAGTGCTCCTCCACCTCCAGGTCGAACACCGGGACAGGTAGGGAAAGATGAACCGGGATGACCGCTCTGACCTTGTGGTTGACGCCTGCTTCTGTCTGAGAAAGGAACTCCTCCCACGAAGAAAATCCGTGCTCCCGAAGCACACGAACTACCACGTTCCGCCCACAGCCCAAAACACGCGCAGCCGCGCTAGCCGTACCGACATCCCCCTCCGACTTGATGGCTTCCAGTTTCAAGAGGTCGATATCGCTTCGAAACGATTCGTGATGCCGAGCGCGAGAAAAGAAGTCCTCTGAAGTCATGGAAGACAACGTTCGATGGAGACTCTCAGAGTGCTTTCTCCTCCCATCATCGCTCTCGTTGAACCTGCGAGCACCCTCGTACAGGCGATGACGCCACTCCGGATCTGTGCAATGGCGAGTAGCAGTATGCTCTCGGGCGTGCTCCGTCACCAAAGACACTTCCAGATTCTCTGGACGGTTATCCGTCTTGATGAGGTTACGATGGTGGACCACGAAACCTTCTGGAACAGGTCCGTTGAAACGACTCCAAGCCATGTGGTGCGTTAGCATCCGACGACCGTGCTTGTCCGAAACACGTTCATATCCCCCGTTCACGGGCCACTGACGGGAGAGGGGCATGAGACGGTCGATGCCCGGTCGAAGAAGTCGGGCTTCCTTGTACGACCCGTTCCACATCCTCCACAAGTGATCTGGAGTACACCGTTCAACTGCTCCGC